CTGTTTATCAGTGGTGCGAAAGATATCCTGAATTTAAAGAAGCAAAAAAGAAAGGTATGCAGAAAGCTCAAGAGTTCTTTGAGTCTAGGCTATCAGCAAAGCTTGGCGGGGAAGAAATTAGAGGTGTTGATCCAAGAAAGATTGATACTACCTGTTTAATCTTTGCACTCAAGACAAGGTTTCATGAAACCTATGGTGATAAGCAAAAGGTTGAGCACACGGTCAATGACGTGAAACTATCTTATGGATTAGACGATAAGAAGGATTAATGTCTACACCCGGCTTTACCGACTTTGATCCAAGGGTAATTCCCTGGCAATATGAATGTACTAAGTTCGTACATTTCTTTGATTACTCGAAAGGTGTATTGGAGAAGTTCTCGTCTGGCAGTATTGGTTCAGCAAAAACAATTCAAGACGTACATTTAATAGTTAAGCACTGCTTAGAAAATAGCGGCGCTAGATACCTCATGACGCGAAGGGTTCTTAAAGATCTAAAGAGAACATCATGGGGCGTACTACTTAAACACTTGTCCGACATTCCTCAATTGATTAGATCATATAACAAGTCAGACATGGTAATCACGTTCGTTAACGGTAGTGAAATTATAGGTGACTCATATGAGAAGGGTGATTACGAAAAGTTTAGATCATTAGAGTTATCTGGTGCTGATTTTGAAGAAGGTAATGAGTGTTCTAAAGAAGCTTATGAAGCGATAAAGATGCGTGTTGGTAGGCTCTCCAAGGTTAAGCAAAACATTATAACGATAAGGTGTAACCCCGACGAACCCGACCACTGGCTCTATAAGTATTTCATCGAAGATCAAGATCATCCCTGCAAGAAAGTATTCTACTCATTAACAGCACAAAATCCCTTCCTTCCTAAGTGGTATGTTGAAAACTTAAGACGTGACTTAGACCCATTAATGGCAAAGAGAATGCTGGAAGGGCGCTGGCTTAGTATTAGAGGCGAATCTATATACTACGCATATGACCCAGAAAAACAGTACGCTAAGAATATCGAATACAAGATCAATCCAAAGTATCCAATAGATTTCATGCATGACTTTAACATTGGTAAAGGTAAACCAATGTCGATGGCAATGGCGCAATATATCAACGGAACCTTCCACATTTTTAATGAGTTTGTTATCGACGGCTTTAATACAGCGAAGATAATGGATGAGATTATTGATTCAGGAATACTTGAGAACAGAAACAAGATAAGAGTTTTTGGAGACTGTAATGGTTGGAATAAAGATACCCGAGGTGATGAGACTGACTACGATATAATACAACGCAAAATAGAAAGATATAAAAGAAAAGATGGCAGTTACCCTAAAGTATCAATGGAAGTCCCGCGCAGCAACCCAGGAATAAGGGCCAGACAAAACATGGTTAATAGCAATTGTTGTAACGACCTAGGTCAGCGGCGATTAATAGTATATAATGGCGCTCCGACCGTTGATGAGGGTCTTAGGTTAACTAAGCTTAGGAATGGTTCAACTTATCAGGAGGATGATTCAGATAGGTTTCAGCACGTAATCAGTGCCGTAGGTTATTACGTTTACAGAGTAAAGAAATATATTGATAATGAATTTGACACTGAGGGAATAATATTCGAGTAATGCAAAGGATTGCAGATGCCTAAAAATTTAGACTTAACAGATGAGAATGTCATCAAAACCATCGTCGGGGAGCTTGAAAAGTCCGAAGATCGGGATAGAAAAAAAGACTCCTTTAGATCTTGGGAGGTTTATAGCGGTAATCAAAAGCCCTATGTTGAGTATGAACTTCAGAGAACAAGACCTAAATCATGGGACAGTTATACTGTAAGTGATGTTTCTATTTCTAGAATGGTTGTTGATAAGCTCGCGCAGAGTTATAAAGATCAACCCTTAAGAGATGTTGAAGAAGGCGTTAAGAATGATCGCCTGGAAGATATCTACAAAGAAGCTGATGCTAAGAGACAACTCAAGTACTTAGACACAGTAACTAATCTTCACAAGTATTCGCTCATGTGGGTTAACTTTAATGATGCTTATCAGAGATATCAGTTCATGACTCTACAGCCTCATGAGTTCAGCATCGTTAGAGATAAAGATACTGGTGACCTTATCGGGGTAATTCTTAATTATGGCAACAGAGATATTGTTGCAGGTTCTAATTCCGGTGACGGTATGGATGACTTGATTGCTGAGTCTCAATCAGACTCAAGTGCTCAGTCTAAAGTATATGCAATGTGGTCAATGGAAAACCAGGTTGTTGTTAAAGTAGAAGAGACATTCGTACAAACAGAGCGCGGTGAAGAGATCAAGAAGTCTATAACCTATGTACCCATAGATGATAATCCTAAGATGAGAAACAAGCTAGGGATCATACCATTTGTTTTCATATCTAAAGAGCTTGCAATTGATTACCCAACTAAATCACCCCTTGCTTATCAATCAATCATATACAACGCTCTTCAGTCAGAGTTATTAACCGCTGCCAATATTCAAGGTACCGGCGTTCTTGCAATAAAGTATCCAACATCACTAGAGGGTAAGTTTAAGTCGCTAACTACCGGACTGTTTACAGCGCTCAAGTTACCACAATCCAAAAACCCTGAAGATAAACCAACTGAAGCCAGCTATATAAACCCAGGACCGGATCTTGCTGGGCAAAGAGAAACATACTTATCATTTCTAAAGCAAGTATTATCAGAGCATGGGATCACAACCTCTACAGGGGTTAGTGGCGGATCAGAAGCTTTTAGTTCAGCACTAGAGCGCATGATCGCAAACGCTGACGTACAAAACGTTATTGAAAATAATCAAGAGCTCTATACTCAAGCCGAGATAGATATGTTTGACATAATAAAAGTATGGGAAATATTTCTAGGTAAGAATACTTACGGAGAAGATGACGAACTTGGCATCGTATTTACTAAACCAAAGGTTCTTGTCTCTGATAGCGAAAAACTAGCAAACATTAGAACCATGTTCGAGATGGGACTAATAGAAGAGCATGAAAAGCTAATGATATTTGATCCAAACCTTTCAGAAGATAAAGCAAAAGAAAAACTAGAGCGCATAAATTCTACCAGAGCTGAAAAAGCAAGGACGTTTTTAAGTGGCAATCCCGAGCGAGATCTCGAAGGAAGTAGACCTGGACTTGAGCAAAGTTCCAGAGAGCAGCCGTTCGAGAGTTAAAAAAGAGATTGGAGATTTCATCGTAACTGAAATACTAAGCCAGTTGCAAGATGGTGATTCTCCCGTTGTTGGTGAATCATTTCCAACGCTAAATAAGCAGTATGCCAAGGATGAAAAGGGGGGTGATAGAACACCAAACCTAGACCTAGATGGTGATATGCTAAACGCGCTCACGTTTAAAAACACTGATGATGGTATCAAGGTCGGCATATTTAAATCATCAGAGCTTGGAAAAGCTGACGGTCACAACAAGTTTAGTCGATCAAACAACAATAGAATCCCCCAAAGAAGATTTATACCAAAGCCGTCACAGAGCTTTGATCCAGAAATAAGAAGAGAAGTTAAAAGAATTATAAAAGAAAACGAGTCAGAAGGTAGGATATCAAGACCATCCGAGAACGGAGAGTTTAGACAAACGATAACGGATTTCTCAACTGTAACAACAACCGAGGTTACTGTTAGTGATGTGTTTGACGACTTTTTGGTGGACTTTTTTAGGGAAAAATAAATGGCAAAGAAAAGTAGAGCAAGGAAGAGTATCAAAAAACCAAGAAAGGTTTTTGACAGTATTTATCTTACAAATAGGTGGTACATGGTTGGATGGTCCTCACAGGAATATGAAAAGTTCGTTCTTGACAACTTTGGATACAGGTTAAACAGTCTCGAACATGTCACTGGGCAACACCTTATCGCTGAAAATAATGGCATAGTAGTACACGTTATATGGATTAGAGATAAGAATAGTATCGCCACAATTGCACACGAAGCACTTCACTGTGCCATCTCTATACTCGAAGACAGAGGGGTGAAGTATGGAAAAGATAATGATGAATCCCTATGTTACCTTTTAGGGCAAATAGTAAACGAAGTACTCGATGTTAAAATGTCGGAATATATAGCATAGGGATTACATGGCCAAAGTTAGGACAAACTTTAATCCAGCAAAAAAAGATTTAAAGCGCTTCAAGAGAGAGGCGGGGATAAATCTGCAGAAAACATATGACACTGAAGTGCTCAGGGAAATAGCAGGGGGTAGGTCCCCTGTTGATGGTAAAAGACTAAAGAGGTACAGCGAAT